TCGTAATAGCTCGCTCATGACCCCAATGATCTTTATATACAAGGTTTTCAGCCTCTAAGTTAGAAAGATCGTACATACTACTTACTTCATAGATAGACCAAATAGACCTAAAGCTTGCATCGTCTTTAATCTTATCAAAGTAACTAAACTTAACATCAAAATCATCAGTCATATAATCTCCTTAACATACGTTATTATATGCTAAAACCTAGTTACGGTCAAGCGTTACGTAACGGTCTAAGATGTGATTTATTTACTTTACATTGAATCCAGGAATTATACCAGGCGTTACTGTCTTCGAGAACAGCATGTAACATTTGCTCCTTGGCTTCCAAGTAGTTAGTTACGCCTTTAGATGGGCACAGATGAATTATTGTGCGTTTAAAATTGTGCTCACCGATGTTTGCGATATCTGTTTTGAGCTCATCAGAAGACGACCAATACGTCTTCCAGTCTGATTCGACTTTGTATGATTTACGTTTCTTATTAACTTGCTTTCGCTTGATAGACCAGAAAAACTTTTTCCCGATGTACTTCCTACCAGATAACAAGTTTTCGATGATGTAAACAAATCCATAATATTCTCCAGGTTCATAATAAGGTTCACCATTGTATAGCCAATCGGTCATTCGTAGTCGTCCGATTCTTCTTCCTCTTCGTTATCAATTTCACCACCACAAAAGGGGCAAAAATTAACTTCATAATAAGACTCATCAAGAGAATGTTTAATTTTAAAATCTGCATCGCAACTGGTGCAGTTATAATGGTTATTGGCCAATTTGTTTTACCTCTACGTTACATTTTTGTAGGAAATTAATACCTTCATCACTACGATATGTATCCCGATAAAATACTGATTTAATTCCTGATTGATATATTAACTTTGCGCATTCCAGGCACGGGGCATGGGTAACAAATAGATCTGCACTATCTGTTGAGTTATTAGAACGGGAAACTTTAGCAATTGCATTTGTTTCTGCATGAAGTACTTCGGGCTTGGACTTCATAAGCACCGTACCAGTAAAGTCGGTATGCTTAATTTCTTCGCATACGTTATCCCAACCAGAAGGCATGCCATTGTAACCAATACCGATAATGGTATTATCTTTTACAATGACACAACCGACCTGGAGTCGCACCGCGGTAGAGAGCTCAGCATAAACCTGAGCTGCCTTCATGTGTGCTATAATGTATTTTTCTTTCAAGCAGCCCTACCCCAGACATCATCCCATGAGCCGGTGTGAGCGGCCTTAGCATAATCGGTTGCTCTATTCTCAAAGAAGTTAGTATGAGTAGGAGCGTTAATCATCTCTTCAACCCAAGGCAGAGGATTTCTCTTGACCTTCATAATACCCTTAAGACCAAGGCTAATAAGGCGACGATCAGTAATATAGCGGATGTAACGTTTAACGTCATCAGCGTCCAAACCATCCATACTACCCATGCTGAATGCCAAGTCGATAAACCTATCTTCGAGTAGAACCATCTTTTCAGCAATTGTATACAACTGTCCTTTGAGCTCATCGTTCCAAATCTCCGGGTTCTCTTGAATGTATGTTCTAAATAGTTTAATCATACCTTCACAGTGCTGAGTCTCATCAACGATTGACCAGGTAACAATCTGACCCATCCCTTTCATCTTTCCATGACGAGGGAAGTTCAATAGCATAATAAAAGAACTGAATAGTTGCATTCCTTCGGTGAAGGCAGAAAAAACAGCAATGTGCTTGGCTGTATTTTCTTTGGTAGAGTTTTGCAGAGAAATGTCTAGTACATAATCGTGTTTCTCTTTCATCTCTGCATATTCAAGAAACTGATTGTACATTGCTTCTGGTAGCCCCAGGGTTTCAATCAAGTGTGAGTAAGCAGCGATGTGTAAAGCTTCGCGAGCAGCAAAGCCAAGCAACATCATCCTAACTTCTGGTTGCGGGAAGTAAGGGAGGTAGTTATTTACATACCCACCAGCTACGTCAATATCTCCTTGTGTAAAAAATCTAAAGATGTGTGTAAGGAACATCTTTTCTTCTTTAGATAACTTACTCTTCCAATCTTTGACATCCTCTACCATTGGTACCTCGGTATGAAGCCAATGACTCTGTTCATGCTTCAACCATGCGTCATACGCCCATGGGTAATTAAATGGCTTGAAAGAGTTTCTTTCGTCTGTTAGTCTACTGTTTAATTTTTTTGTCATTTTTATCCTTCGCATGCCAGGCATACGTCTCCGTCTATTATTGCTTTCATATCTAACTCTTTTATTACTTCTCGTTCGATACGCTTGGATACTTTATCTGCTTTACCAATTTTTTCACTACGGCAATAATATAATGTCTTAAGACCAGACTTCCACGCTAGGAAGTGTACTGCATGCAGATACTTAATATTAACATCAGGTCTAAAGAACAGGTTAAGGGACTGGGCTTGATCAATAAACTCTTGACGATCGGCGGCGTGCTGGACAAGCCATCTTTGATCTATTTCCATAGACGTTTTAAATACATCTTTCTGCCATTGCTCCATCCATTCAAGGTGTTGTACTGAACCATCATTAGCGATAATAGATGACCAAATATCATTATAATCATTTTGATTAACTACATCACCCTCACCTGCAAGGTGTTTCTCAATAACTTTATTTAACCATTTATTCTTTGTTAGATGAGACCCCGAAAGAGTGTCTTGGCGATAGGCATTAGCACGGTATGGCTCGATACTAGGAGAAGTATTACCCATGATAATTGAACTAGAAGCATTAGGAGCAATAGCCATAAGGTGGCTAAAGCGCTGCCCTGTCCCCACTGCATCAGGTGCTTCTCCGCGAAGTCTTCCAAGCTGTTGATTAGCTTCATCTAGTTGCCCTCTGATGTGTTTGAAAATTTGTTTATTTCTTCCGACGGCCATAGGCGATTCAAAAGGGATTCCGCATCGTTGGAGATAAGCATGAAAGCCCAGAGCACCGACGCCAATAGAGCGCTCACGTGTGGCAGAGAACCTTGCACGCTCAACGGTGGTAGGAGCATTATCGATAAAATACTGAAGTACATTATCAAGCATTTCTGCAACATCACGAAGGAATAAAGTATCATTTTTCCACGCATCATAGTACTCCAAGTTTAAAGACGACAGGCAACAAACTGCAGTTCTCTCTTTATCTGTAGGTAGAATAATCTCTGAACACAAATTCGATTGACGAATCTTTAACCCGAGCTTCTTTTGAAACTCTGGCATCTTCTCGTTACTTGTATCAATAAAGTGCAGATAGGGTTCACCAGTCTGCATACGCATGTCTAAAACCCGTTGCCAAAGTTCACGAGCAGATACTACTTCTCTTACTTCACCGTTATGTGGGTCGACCAGGTTCCAGGAATCATCTGCATCTTTATCGATCATACTACGTTCGACTAACTGCATAAACTCATCGGTGATATTAATACCATGATGTAAGTTCTGGGTCCTCATATTGGGATCACCAGTTGGTTTTCTCATCTCTAAAAATAAGAGAATATCAGGGTGGCTAATATCAAGGTATGCAGCATAACTACCACGACGAGTCCTACCCTGTCGGTAAGCAAGACTTGAAGCATCATAAGTTCTAAGATGAGGCATAACCCCAACGCTCTTGTCATCTGATGCACGAATTCCAATTCCAATTCCAACTCCTCCACCCAGCATGCTGAGCCAATTTACTTCTGATAATGTATTTACCAACCCGGCTGAAGAGTCATCCAGATAAGGAAGAAAACAACTGATAGGTAAACCCCGGGCAGAACGTCCGAACGAAAGAATCGGGGTGCTATAACTAAGCCAATGCTTAGAAGAATAATCATATAAACGCTGGGCATGTGCTTCATCCGTTCCAAATGCTTTTGATACAAACGCAAATCTCTCTTGCGGCGATGTCTCGTCATCACGCATATACGATTCTTTAAGACGCAATACACCCAGTGTATCGAACAAAGCGTCGCGAGAATAGTCTACCGTAATACCATGTATTTTACTCATAGCTTTTATTTTTCCTACTTGTTGTTTTTATTTAACTGATTCGAAAATCTTTTTTTGTGATTGATACCATTCAATCCAGGCATCGTACTTGATCACGCATTCATAATGTAATGTGTAGTTGTATGTAATGTTTTTTGCTACATCACTAAGTTTTACTTCTTCATTTAATTGCTTAAGTGCAGGACACCTTTGCAATAATTCGTTTGGTGCTTCAGGAAACTTTGCAGTAACAGGAACTGTAGTCGAGCAACCGGTGAGTAGTAAAATGAGTAGTAGGTATTTCACTTTACTTCCTTGGCTGCATCGTTAACTGCTTTAACGAATTCCTTAGGTATAACACAAGTGTTATCGTATTTAGTTATTTCGCGGTCTACATATTTAATTATATCCTCACCACGCTCTTTAACTATCTGTTGCTTGACAACAACTTTTTGTACAATCTTAATATTCTCTTTCTTACTTTCCGCTTCGGCCGCCGCTACCTTGGCTTCCATCTCTTTTACTCTGGCAACCCACTCTTTATTGTTGTAAATTGCACCTTCAAAGAAGATACCAAAACACAGTACCACAAAACCAACAATTCGAATTGGAATGTAGTAGTTATCAACGAAGGGGATTCTTTTGAGAAACATACTGGCAAGGATCGCCAG